AAGGGATTAGCTACTTCACCGCTCCAAGATCCAAGTCCATAACCAAAGCCAGGTAATTGCTCTGCTGGTCCTACTGGATAATAAATTTGAACTCTAATACCTCCAGATGTTGTAGCACCTGAGCCACCTTCATTTGAAGGCATTGTAACAGTTATCGTTGTATTGGTTGGCGTTGAAGTTACCATAAATTTTTTATCATCAAAGTCTGATGCAGAATAATTAGATCCAGTTATTGCTGTAAAATTATCTAATAAAATTATATCTCCAGGGGAAAGACTGTGACCAGTAGCAAAAGTTATAGTTACTGTGGCCGAACCATTTGTGGTGCTAAAAGCATTTGTAAGTGTTGTTGTAGATTTAATAGGATGTATGTCATAAAATACACCACCTGAGTAAGCGTATAATATTCTGTTAGTTCCAATAATTGAAAATTTAATTCCTGACCTATTAACAATATGATGCATAGCTCTTGCAGAGCCTGTCATTTCATCAGGTCCAAGTTGTTGCCATCCACCTATTTTTTCAGGTGTATTATATCTAAATCTAACATTATCACCATCAACCCATTGACCTTCAGCTTGTGTGGGTGTTAGTTGTTTATTGAATCCAGGTAAAAAGTTTAGTTTTTGTAACATAAGTTTTCAGATTATATTAAATTGCGCTGTAGATCAACGTTATTAGGGTATACCTAATAAAGGGTTTTTATCATACAAATTAGACTTTTACCATTTATATACTGGACATCTAGCTTCTTTTATCTTTGTTTTTAAATTCATAAAGCACCAACAAGACCTACATTGTTTAGTTAATTTAATAAATAACATACAAGATTTACAAATTTCATATCTCTCTTTAGGTGTTTTTTGCGGGTCAAACTTTTTCATATAATAAACTTATCAATTATTATACTTTAATTTTAAATCTCTTCTACCTCGAAAAAATTCAGGTAAACCTAAATGCTTTCTAGTGTCAAAGATATTTTTAGTTGCATCTTTGTGTTTTACATTATTGTAATGTAAAAATACTTGTGCACAAACATCTCCTTTAAATTCATCTCTCCAATGTTCTAATTTCATTCCTTTATAAACCAGCATATCTCCTGGTTTTAGATTTATTTTTATTCCTTTTAATTTTTTTTTACCAGAAGGCTCAAGGTAAATAGGCCAAGGATCTCCACCTAAATTTAAAGTAGTAGATACTTCACAACTAAGTCTATCTTTATGTCTACGTAGAATATCTCCTTTTTTATATAATCTTACATAAGAATAATTAGGGTTTAATTTTAAATTAGTTTTTTTTTCCATAATAGGTTGTAGCTTTAATAGTAATGTTTCTGCAACTAAGTCTGAATAATGTGAATAAGTATTTGGAATCATTTTATCAGACCAATGTCCAAATAAAGTTTCTTTTGGAGAAATATATCTGTACTCAAATAAAGTTTTTGCAACTTGTTGTTTCATTAAAAAATAATTGTAAATAAAAAATGTTAAGTCTTTATCAATAGCATTTTTAATAATTATGTAATTTTTTTTAAATAGCTGTGTCATATTATTTAAATGGAGTACCTAGATTCCAAACAACTAAAGATTGTCTTGTTCCTCTAGTAACGGGTTTAATTCTATGCCAAACAAAAGAAGGAAATACTACTAATGATCCTCTAGGCAGAACGTCTGTACAAATAACTGATTTATTTTTTTTGTTTGGTTTATTTTCTTTATAATCAAACTCTAGTTCTCCTCCTTTATATTTTTTAGGATTAGTTAAAGAAACAGTTACAGATAACTTTCTAATCCTACCTGCAAATTTAGTATTTTCTGGATAAGGTATATTCCAACTATCACAATGCCAATCATAAAATTGATTTTTCTTGTAGGTAGTAAATTGACAATCTTCACATGTATCTATCTGATAATTCCATCCTGCTCGTTTATTTGCTTCTTGTACCCAGGGTATAATTTCTTTATATATCCAATGATCATTTAACCATACAACATTGGAATCCCTTTGTTTTTTTAAACGTTGCATTTCTTTTTTAGTTAAAGGTTGTTTATAGATATCTCTGTCAGGACCAAAATCACCTGTCATACCCATTAATTTTTGTTTTTTCTCTGCGAAAGAAATAAGATCATCACAAAATTTTTCAGATAATGCTTTCTGAAAATAATAATAATAAAATTTTAAATTCATTATTTTTTTTCAAAGTTTGTCGTTAAAATGGTGTTTATTTGTTTAGAGGTATTTTTACCAATAAAATATTTTAGGTTAGATGGAAAAATATAAAAACTATTATTAACTAAAGGAACATGCCAAGTTTGTCCCTTTATCTTATTATCATCATACTCTATAACAAGAATACATGATTCATCATAAATATCTACTCCATAAACCATTGTAAAATCAGGAGAATCAGATAAATGCATATGGTCAACCGTGGACCTTAAAAAAGATTGTTCATTTTCGTAAAAAATATTTCCAAAAGAATCTTGATTAATTAAGTTTAAATTAAATTCTACATTAATATGTTCAATAATATATTTATTTAACATATCTAATGTTCTAGAAAATGGAACTTCATAATCTAAAATTTTATAATCATAAGGATTATTACTTACTGAATTATTTAAATTATAAGAAGATAGAATGTCTGCTTTTAATTTTGAACGATCTATTTCAAAACCTTTTGGCATTTTTACTTCGCCATGAAACAAAGGTATTTCTGTCAAAACTTTTTTAAACATATATTAAAACTTTCTTAGACATTTATTATGTCTATAACATAACACAGTATTACTTTATATTCAAATATCGGTATTCCACGGATCTTTTGGATCTTCAATTAAATCCCAAGAAGTCGTATTTTCATTCCACTCATGGCTGTATCTCATTTCAGAGTTTGATAATTGCTCTGCAGTTAAACTTGGTTCATTTCCTACAGGAGATATCCAACTAGCCGTTGGAATATTTTTCACCCAAGAAGAATAAGGTTTTTTTTCCCAAAAAATTTGATTTGCTGAATCCCATTCATAACCTGTTGATGCATAATTTCCTCTAAATGGAGTTCCATTTTCTTTATGAGTATTATGTGAAGTTTTTTTATCAGTTTGAATCCAAAGATGAGAAGGCCAATTATTATTTTCTTCTAAAAATGCTTTTCCCTGTATTTCAGTAGGTGAATTTACATCATCTACAGTAACCACAGAAAGTACTAAATTTGTTTCAGATATTTTTGCAAAATGTGTCATTATTGAAATTGATACCTTATAACTACTACTCCATCACCGCCAGCTCCAGTTGTACCAGCTAAATTTGTTGAGCCGCCGCCGCCACCGCCTAATCCATCAGTTCCACTGTCAGCTCCTCCGCCTACACAGCCGCCGCCACCGCCACCGCCAGCAGATGAGTTACCTGGAGTTTTTCCAAAACCTGCACCACCGCCACCGCCAGCTCTTGCTACGGGTGAACCACTAATTTCAGAAGTAGCTCCATTTCCTCCTGTTCCTCCAGTATTTCCACTACCTGCAGCGCCAGATCCAGTTGCTCCTCCGCCTCCGCCGCCATTAGCAAAAGCAGATTGTTGTTGTTGACCTGCTCCTCCTGAATTTCCTTGAGGTGGAGTTTGAGGTGGAGTGTTTCCAGCTCCTCCTGCATTAGATGTACCAGAACCTGATCCTGATCCTCCTCCGCCTGATCCTCCAGTATTTCCTACAGCTGGACTACCGCCGCCTCCGCCGCCGCCAGCAGCAGTTATTGATGAAAAAACGGAATTACTTCCTGCATTTCCTGCAGTATTGTTACCTGAAACACCAGCTCCGCCACCGCCAACAGTTACTGGATATGATTGAGCTGTAACAGGTAATGCAACTGCTGGTGAAGCTCCTAATGGACTTGCTGTGTATCCTGTGTCCACTCCTGGTGATTCTCTATAACCACCTGCTCCTCCAGCTCCTCCCACACCACAACTTCCTACTGGTGTAGGTAATGCTCCTCCATTAACTGCTCCGGCTCCTCCGCCTGCTAATACTATATAATCAACTACACCATCTCCTGGTGCTTTTGATACTACAAAAGAACCTGTTCCAGTAAATGTGTGAATTTTAAAATTACCGTCTTCCGTAACAGTTCCACCTGAAGCTTCAATAAATGACTTACCTCCTCCAGCACCAAATCCTAAAACTTGATAACCGAAAGATTTATATCTTCTTGATTCTACTTTTGTAGTGTTTTTTCCTGAAGAGTTTAATTTATTACTTAAATTTCTCATATCTAAATTCCTTATGCGTCATTAGCTGCATCAGTAGTAAAGAATATTTTAATACCTAAAAGTCTTGCAACTCCAGTATATGTGTCTCCACCTACGTTTGCATCTCTAAATATTTGAAAGTATGTTTGTTGATCTACTGCAGGAGATCCTGCAATTGTAACTGCCGAACTTTCTGCCGAAACTTGTTGGTCTTCTACTGTTCCTATACCAGCATCTGTAATATTTACTGCTGTTCCAAAAGCAACATCAATAGTATCACTATCACCACACGAAACTCCTTGTAATCCAAATATACAGTCACCTGTGTTTGTTGTACTAGGTGTCCAAAAACATTGGTAAGTAATTGTTCCTTCATTCCATGATTTAGGAAAAGCTACTGAAAATTGTGCATGATCATCTGCACTGTCTGCAAAATCCATAACTTTCATATCTGGTCTTAAAGCTGTTGTTTCAACTTGAGCAGCTTCTGCACCATTAGTTGTTGCTGCATACATAGCTGAAGCTGGAATCCACATAGTTTCTTTTCCTGCTTTTTTAACTGCGACTGCACCTGATTTAAGAACTCCTGTTCCTTTAGGATTTAAATTTATATCAACATTAGTTTCACCTGTTGCTGAAAGAATAGGACCGTTACCTGTTGCAGCATTTGCTAAAGTTAATTCATTAACAGCTGAACCTGTAGCTGTTAAAAGTAATAATTCGTTTCCGCTAGTATCTAAAATTGAAGTTCCAATTTTAGGTGCTGTTAAAGTTTTGTTTGTTAAAGTTTGAGTACCTGTAAGTGTTACATCACCAGCTGGTAAAGTATAAATGTCTGGATTAGTTCCATCATTCCCAGTAGCAAATACAACAGCATCGCCTTTGTTAGTTCCTGCGAAAGTAAATGAATCACCAGAACCTGTAGCATATTTAAATTGTACTGTCGGAGTACCTGATCCGTTAGTAGTTGAATTTCTTAAATAATAAAAAGTTTGAACATCTAATGGAATAGTTACAACTTGGTTTCCTGTAATAGAACCTGTAAATTCAATCATTCTATGAGATAGAACTGCTCCAGTTGATCCATCAGATACAGATAAAGCTGTAGTCTGTGCACCACCTGCTATTGATTGAGCAGAAAATCCGCCAACAATTTGTTCAAAAATTTGTAAATTAGTATTTGTTTTAGTTCCCCACGTTCCAGCGTTTTCGCCAGTTGCTTGAAGTTCTACTCCGAGTGGTGTGTATGTTGATGCCATATTTTATTTCCTATTATGCAACGTCACTATAACTTGTATTTGATCCTGTTGCAACACTTGTATACGAAGAATTTGAACCTGTGTCAACATCAGAATATGCTTGAATTCCAAAGCCTGAAGCTGTTCCAAATAAGGCTACATTAGATGTTGCTAATTGTCCCTCTAATGTAAATGAAACACTAATATTAAATGATAATGATCCTACAGAAGAAGTTGCTGATACCCCTGTTAATCCCATAACATCTGCAGGATTTAATGTGCCTGTAGAAGAGGTCATTGCTTGACCAGTTAAATCAACAATAGGATTTGTTGAAATTTCAATGCTACCTGTATTTGAAGTAGAACTTAAACCAGTTAAACCCATCACGTCTGCAGGTGTAATTGCACCTACAGAAGAAGTTGAACTTAAACCAGTTAAGCCCATTACTTGATCTGAAGGATCTAATGAACCAACTGTTGAAGTAGCAGAAACTCCTGTTAAACTAAATGTAGCATCGATTTGTAAAGATAAAGACCCAACTGTCGATGTTGAACTTATTCCTGTTAAGCCCATTACATCTGCTACTTCTAAAACAAATTCTCCACCCCAAGAGTTACCACTCCAAGCTAAAGTACCCCAACTAAAATCTCCTCCGACGTTTGATTGTAATTCTGGTGGAGCGGTAAGTGTAAAAGTTAATCCTGAGGATCCCCAATTTTCTTCACCCCATTCATCTTGTCCCCAACCTGTATTTATTTCTGTTTCAACAGATACTGAACCTATTGATGTAGTAGAAGAAACTCCTGTAAGAGATAAAACAACGTTATTAAGTTCTCCCCATTCACTATCGTTCCAACTCTGAGCACCCCAACCTAATGTAAATGCGTTAGTTGTTCCCCAACGATTAGTACTCCAGGTTGTTCCTGATTCATTCCAAGAATTGGCCATAAGGATTTACCTCCTTATGCTATCCTGATGATTGCGTTTGACGCGTCAGCTGTTGGAAATTGAATTGTAAAAGTTCCACTTGTTACAGTTTTATCTGAACCAAATGCGATCGCACAAACTGCTGGATCACCACTTGCTGTGTCATTAAAAATTAAAGCACCATTAGCTGTAAAAGAAGCAGAAGTAAAACTTACATCTGCAAAATCACAACATGCAGTGTCTGAAGATAAAGCTGGTGTTACGTTTGTAAGTGCAGCTCCTTTTGCAGAATAAGCTGAACCTGATGTGTTAGAAATTTCGTTTGTTGAAGCATAAGCTGTTGTTGTTTTATTTAAAGTAGCTGAACTTGTGTATAAAGCTATGTTAAAAGTATTTCCACCTTGTGTAAAATTGTGAATTGCTCTTAATACTTCTGTTTTAAAACTGTTACATATTGCTGATGTTATTGCCATAATTTAATCTCCTGTTTTACGGTGATGGTGAAGGTATTGGTATTCTAACCGTGCCATCAGTGTAATCATCTCGTTTACGTCTACCTAATTGTTCCGAAGCAAACTTCTGTACTTCTTCTTTATACTTATTTTCATATAGTGTCAACATATCTAGAGGGCCTTTTAGATATCCAAAAGCTTCTACCAAACAAGCATATAATAAACCATTTCCAAAGTATTGACTTACATATGTTGTAGTATTTGACCCCGATAAACCGTCAGGAGTGGCTTCATAGTGTATTTTAAATTTAAATGTAGTACTAGGTGCCGGAGCTAGAAATAATCGTCCTGACGTCGTATCTGAGACGCCTGTAGCACCACCAAACATAGCGTAGTATTTTGGTGTTCCGGTTGCTGTTTCAGCAGGAATATATTCTTGTAAATAAGTTTCATCTTTTTTTTCTAACCAAGTATTTGCTCCTGTAGCAGCTGATGTTGAAGTATAAACTTGTACACCTTTAACAAATAAAGTTTTAG